GCTTTCTCAATAAGGGCTTTATTCATTGCGTCTCGCCCGCGTTGCAGATTAGCTTCAGTGCTTTTCATTGCCGATGCCGATTGATTCAATACGCCGTCGTCAATCAGGCTTTCGCCGACCACGTTTAAACCGCCGTATGCTGCGTCAAAATCACGGATTCCCATATTCAGACGACCTGCAAGGGCTTCAACGGCACGGGCGTACAGCGTCGCATTAGCTTCAGCCTGATTGGCGTCCATAACTCCTGTTGCGGCAAGCTGTGCCTTTGCTTCTTCTTTGAACGCTTCAAATTCCGCTACGCGTCGGTCTTGTTCCGCCTGCGCCTGCTCTTCTCGATGGCGTGCCAAATCAGCCTGATAGGCTTCATCCATCATGGCGTCAAATCCTGATTTGCGGATTTCTTCGGCTTCAGCGGCGGTCATGGAATCAGGCGTTTCCATTGCGATTTCAGCAAGTACGTTTTGGTCTTCCTGCGTCAAGCGGGCATGAAAATCTCCGCGCGTCATTTCTACCATGCCGCCTGTCTCTGCCGCTTCTTGGATTTTTGCCGCCATATCGGGCATGGCTTGGGCAACGGCGGCCGCGCGTCCAGACTGCATCAATGCGCCGCCGTCGAAATAGATTTTTTGGTCTTCGCCGTAAACGTCGTTGACGAATGCCGCCTGTTTGTCGGGGTCGCGTTTTGTGAGGCGGGAATTGGTAACAGCCTGAGCCTGTTCTTTTAGGCGCGCGCGTGCCTGCTCTGCCGCCTGTGCTTGTGCGGCTCGCTCTTCTACTTTTGCGCGCGCCTCTTTGTAATTGCTGCGCACTTCAAATGCGCCGGTCGGAAGTTCGGAGAACGCTTCCATGATGATGTCGCCCGGCTTGTATTCCCCAGTCAGTGCTTGTGCTGTCGCTTCGCCCGCCGCTCCGCCGCCTGCCTGAATGCCTGCTTCCCCTGCGGTTCGCGCTGCTGCGCTGAGTTTGCCTGTTGCGCCGCCAAGCAGACGACCTGCTAAACCTGCGGTTGCAGCATCGAATAAGCCGATAGATATACCACGCTTCCACGCTTTTTGTTTCGCCTCTGCCATCCAGTCTTCACGGGACAGGGCGTATGCGTAGCGTTCGGTTGGTGTCATGCCGCCTAATTCGTGCGCGTGTTTCTCCAACACTTCTTCCATCGTTGCGGCGTATTCTTGCGCTCCTGAAGATGCGCCGACCGTGCCGACTGCCGCCCAACCGCCCGTCGCCGCGCCAGCAGCCAAACCTAAAGCGTTTTGCCCCAGCGATTCCGCCGACGTATTGAGTAACAGGGTAGGGTTTTTAACGAGATAACCGGCGGCGCCCGCCAATGTCTTCTGCTCTGCAAGTCCGCGTTGTTGTTTTTGAAGTGTTGCGTCAGGTGCGTAACGGTCGATTTCCCGTTGGTGTTGCGCTTGAGAATGGGCAATGTCCAATTCGCGGTTGTAATACACGCCGTTTGCTTTTGCCGCCGCTTCACGTTGGCGGTTAAGTCCAAATGCGTCTGAGCGCATGAACATACCGTTGAAGTTCTTTTCAGCGGTAAGCCAGCCTCGCTTCAAGGACTTGCCGATATCTGTGAAAAATCCATCTTCGGGCGCTGCGCGTAATACGCCTGCTTTGCGTTCGATTTCCGAAAGTTCGCCTATGTCGTCATGGGCAATGTCTGAAAATTCAGTGTCTGACAAACGCTTAGGAAGAATGGATAAACCGCCGATTTGCGCTTCAATTTGGTCGAGCTTCAGGCGTGAATTTGCGGTCTGCGGCATTTCCTTTACCACGCCGACAGGTACTTTCAGGCTTGCCGCCTTACGGTTGATTTCGGCTACTTCGTCAGGGTTCACACCAAAGCTGGTAAGTAGCGCGGCGCGTCGTTTTTGGATGTCGTTTGTATCTGCCATAATTAATATCTCACGGAAATGTTTTCATCATCAGGGTGGATTTCTAAGAGCGATTTCTTGGTATCACTAAACCAGCCGCGCTCTGTTACAACGGTGGCGGCGGCAAGTTTGCGGATGATGGCTACCATCTCATCTTCGCTCAGTTTCCTACCAATCCGTTTTTCTTCCGCTGCAATGGCGCGGTCGCTGTTGTATTGGATGGTTGCAATGCGTAGTTTCATTTTCGCCCCTTGAATTTTTTTATCAGGGTCGAGGTTAAATTCGCGCCGCAATACTTCGTCGAACCGGTACTTTGACAATTTGGCGTGTTGAATGCCTTGTTTATCAAGATTGCGTTTCGCATTAATTAATGCCTGCGTGTATCGGTTCCCAAGAATTGCCCGCTTAGAAGCGATGTCGTCTTCCGAAAGCTTTGCCAAAACATTAGGATTAGAAAGTTCGGTATATGCCTCCGCTGATCGCAAATCCAATTCTGACTGATGCTTTGTCTGAATTGATAGGCCGTACCGCATAACTTCTTCCCGCTGTTTTGGTGTCAGTGTTTGCATAAGGCTTTTCGGAATTACCCGCGTATCTCCGCCATTTTTTTCTACGAAGTCTAAAACCTTGTTCATTTTGGCGGTTTCCTGCTCTTTCTGTGCAGTCTCGTATGCCGACAGTTGATGGTTGATGTTCGCTCTGACGCTCGCCTGCTGATTCTTTGGAAGTTGGCGGATTGCCTTTTCCATCGCCACTGGGTCGCCAGTGGGAATACTGACGTAACTTGTACCGCCTCCGCCGCCTTTACCCACTTTCATTGCCCGCGCCGCCCAGTCCAAAACCTGCTGCGCGGTCTTGCCTGATAAAACCTTTTGGTTCGCGTTGATGGATTGAGCCGAAATGAAAGACGATACAGGTTGATTCGGGTCTGCTCGTAACAGCTTCGGTCCTTCGCCGCTGCCCAAAAAGTGCATAACGTACAGGTTTCGTACATTGACTGGGAAGCCGTGTTTTTTGAGTAGGGCGGCATTCTCTTCAACGTAACGGGTTGTCATCTCGCGGGAAAGGGCAGGGTCTCGTTTCAGTGCTTTAAGCTGCGCATTCGTTTTGCCGTTGGCAATATCTGGTCGGTATTTCCGAACCATATAGAACCACGTTGAATCAATGAACTGCCCAAGCCCCTCCGCAGAACTTTTTTTATTTTTGGCGTTTGGGTCACCGCCCGATTCTGCGCCGATAATTCGATTCACCGTGTCATGCACTGGGTTTCCCGTATCTGCTTTTGATGAATCGGTATTAACAGGGACTTGGATCACGTCGCCCGGCTTTAAATTGGCGGTCGCATCTTCGATGACTTGGTCTTGGTATGCCTGCTCGATTTTTTGGCGGGCTTTGACAACGGTTTCGCCGTGGGCAAATGCACCGTATTTGATGGCAAGGCGGGTAGCTTCGGAGTAATTCCCTTTGTCGATTTGGTCGTCGATAACCTGTCGGATTGCCTTATCCGAATCGTCCATGACTTTCTTTTTCATGGTTTCGCTATCCCAGCCATACAAGTCTTGAAGCCCCTTTGCTGCCGAAATAGCACGGTCGATGGCCGCGTCTCGTTCTTCGTCTGTTGTGGAAAGTGAAAACGAATTGGCGGCTAATTCGATTTGCGTGTTGAGCGAGGTGTCTTTCCATTTTCGCCCCTCTGCCAGTAGATGCTCGCCAGTCTTATTGCGCAAGGTTTGGCGGATACCATCAAGACGTTGAGTAAATAATGCTTTTTGCACGTCGTTTTTCAGCGTGTCTTTAATCGCATTGGCGTGTTCCATTAGGTAGCCGTCGTATTCATCGACCAATGATTGTCCGTTCGGTCGATTCAGTGCGTTCTCTCCGCGCAAATTTTCATAGCCGTTATTGGGATTGACGCGCAAATCCTGCTCGAATGCCTTTACCTGCGCCAAAGCGTTATCGGTCGCAAGCTCGTTCATTTCCGCAAGCATTTTCATCTGGGCGTTTACAGCCTCTTGCCCTGCTAAAAATGCCTGATTGCCTGCTCGCGTTACTTCAACGCCAACATCAGGAAGAGATGGTGCGGTAAAGTGCGCGGATGGTGCATTGGCTACGCCTACACTAAATTCGTTTGATACTGGTACTTTCATTATTTCCACCCGTTATTCATTGCGTACAGTCCATAAATCGGATCGTCGGATTTTGGTTTGCTTTGGAATGCGCCTTGTTTCTTTAGGCTGTACCAGTTTTGCGCAACCTGACTGGCTCCTGTGAGTAGGGTGTTATGCGTTGCAAGTAGTGGTGAAACTCCCGCTTTCTGCGCCCGTGCAAATAAGGCTTGGTTTTGGTGCTGAACGCCTTGCAAACGATACCCCCACGCTTCGGCGATGGCGTTCTGCTCGATTTGGCTTTTATCCACTTCCTTCATTAATTCCGTGTCTGCCAAAAGCTCTACGGCGTTTTCGCTAGATAAGTCCACGCCATTTGCTGCTAGTGCTACACGTTGGGAACTTTTCAGACGACCTGACTTTATTCCAAGTGCGGCTATCTGTTTATCTCGTTGCAAGAAAACGTTTTGCGCTTGTCGTTCGCTATTTTTGGCATTCAT